CTAAAGAACGCAAGGAGTTCCAACGATGAATGATCTGTCCAAAGTGATACCTTGGGAAACTGATTGCATAGATGACTCTAAGGGCGCTCCTTGGAGCGAACTTGAACATGAAGACTTTCACGTGAAAGTGTTTCGTGACATGTATCCAGTAACCCCAGGACATCTACTATTTGTGCCTAAATACAATACCATTGCAGTAATGAACGATGCTGTGGCTAGTGCCATTAGATATGGCGAAGGCAAACTACTTAATGGTGAGTGGGACGGGTTTAATCTCGGGATGAATGTAGGTGAGGCTGCTGGTCAAACCTGTACGTGGCCTCATGTGCATTTAATCCCCCGACGTAAAGGCGATATGGAAGATCCGACAGGTGGAGTAAGACATGTGATACCTGATAAAGGAAATTATCGTAAATGGTAGAAATTTGTGTTCCTTGGAAAAATCAAACCAATGTTTGGTGGGATGAAATCTGCGCTCGTATAATTGAACATTTCGGATTACCCGGAAATAGGTATACCACAGAAGTCAGCAGTATGGAAATAAAATTCTTATTTCGAGATAACAGAGATGCATTGTTGTGTAAAATAATGATAAGCGAAGAATTATGAATAAATTACACATATGGACTCTAACTGTCGAGCAAGACCCCGAAAACGGAGATTGCATATTGATATTTCCTCCTGAGATATTAGAACAAGCAGGATGGGGGAAGGTGATACATTAACTTGGACTGATCAAGGAGACGGCTCTTGGCTTTTAGAAAAGAAGAGTATATAATTAACTATGAGTAAAATTAAAATTGCAGAGCTGTTTTACAGCATTCAGGGCGAAGGCAAATATATGGGTGTGCCTTCTGTATTCTTACGTACATTTGGTTGTAACTTTAAATGTCAAGGATTTGGCATGCCAAGGGGTGAGCTTAGTGTCGAAGCCGATGAACTTGGCAGTATTTCTCATATGTTTAACAAATATGAGGAACTACCTCTAGTCAGTACAGGATGTGACAGTTATGCATCGTGGCATCCAGACTTTAAAAACTTGAGTCCTATGCTTGAAAGCAATGCTATTGTACATCGCATTATGGAAATACTTCCACACCGTCGTTGGGAAGATGAGCATCTTGTTATTACTGGAGGCGAGCCATTACTAGGTTGGCAACGTGCTTATCCAGAATTGTTATCGCATCCTAGTATGGATAGACTTAAAGAAATTACCTTTGAAACTAACGGTACTCAAAAGTTATCATCAGAATTCAAAGCATATTTGGCAAACTGGATCGACAGCAACGCAGATGGTTACATGCGTGACAGCAACAGTATTACATTTAGTATAAGTGCTAAACTTCCATGTAGTGGAGAGAAGTGGGGGGAAGCTATTTGTCCAGAAGTAGTTTGTGAATACGAACAAATTGGTACAGCCTATTTGAAGTTTGTTATTGCTACAGAAGAAGACTTCGCCGATGCCGAACGTGCAATTAAAGAATTTAGAGCTGCCGGATTTACAGGTCATGTTTATCTAATGCCGGTAGGCGGTGTTGAAAGTGTTTATGCATTAAACAATAAGAATGTAGCATTACTGGCAATGAAAAACGGTCTACGTTATAGTGACCGGCTGCAAGTGCCATTGTTTAAAAACGAGTGGGGTACTTAATGAAGAATGTTAACTATTGTTATTTTAACGATAGATACAGTTCTACGTGGACCTTGAGATTTAAAGGAATTTATGCTTCTTTGCGTCGAAACAAAGTGGCGAGGACCTGGCATTTTTATATGAAACGAATTACTGATTTGGACATATTTGGTCTATATCATGAAATAGGATGGAAAGTAAAATAATGAAAAAATTTATAGAACGGTTATTTGGTATAGATAAGATCAGAGCAGAAGCTGAACGATCTATAGTTATCGCAGCAGAAGCTGCTGAAGCTGCCAAAACAGCCAGTGCCGCAGCCGAACGTGCAGCAGAAGCAGAAGCGCAGGCCAAGCTGTCACCAAAAGAACGTGCTACCCGAAAAAAAGAACCCTGGATAGGGGTACTCGAAACACATGTCAATAAAGATAATGTGCGTAATGGCTTTTTTGAGCTTGACTGGAACGACCTTTTTGTGTTAAAATTAAAGCAAGAGGGATACGGTGAGGATGGTGACAAAGACGAAGAAATCGTAGATCGTTGGTTCCGTGAACTGTGTGCCAATGTAGTAGTTGATGGTGATTTTGGCGGTCCTGTAAACACAGGCCTAATTGATATCAAAACAGTAAAGAAAGATAATCTATGAATTACATCTTAGTTGATACAGCAAACACATTCTTTCGTGCTCGTCACGTAATCAATGGTGACGCTGATATCAAACTAGGCATGGCGTTCCATATTACACTAAACAGTATTCGCAAGGCTTGGCAACAGTTCGAAGGTAGTCATGTTATATTCTGTTTAGAAGGTCGCAGCTGGCGCAAGGACTTCTATACACCTTACAAGGCGCAACGTGCTGCCGCTCGTGCTGCACACACAGAAAAAGAACAAGATGAAGAAAAGATCTTCTGGGAAGCATTTGATACATTTAAAGAATTTATCACAGACAAAACTAACTGCACGGTACTGCAAAATCCGCGGCTTGAAGCAGATGATCTTATCGCTGGTTGGATTCAAAGTCATCCCAATGACAATCATATCATTATCTCAACTGACACAGACTTTGTACAATTAATTGCACCCAATGTCACACAGTACAATGGTGTAATGGAACATGTTATCACTGACAAAGGAATATTTGATGACAAAGGCAAAGCAATCATTGATAAGAAAACACAAGAGCCCAAGCCAGCGCCTAATCCAGAATGGCTGTTATTCGAAAAATGCATGCGTGGTGATACCAGTGATAATGTGTTCTCAGCGTATCCGGGTGTACGTACTAAAGGCACAAGCAAAAAAGTGGGTCTTACTGAAGCGTTCGAAGATCGTAACAGCAAAGGATATGCGTGGAATAATCTCATGCTGCAGAGATGGTCTGACCACAATGGTCAAGAACACCGTGTGTTAGAAGATTATGAACGCAATCGTCGACTTATCGATCTAACATATCAGCCCGATGACATCAAAGAAATAATTACAAATACCATTTCCACTGCTACTGCTGAACAAAAGAATGTGAGTCAAGTTGGTATAAGATTAATCAAGTTCTGCAACCTATGGGATTTGAAAAAAATTGCTGATCAGGCACAGAGTTATGCCGAACCACTTAACGCAAGATACACGAACTTAGAAATTGTGACAGCATGATCACACTACAGGAGATAGAGATGACAGACATACACGCTAAACCTATCATAGCAAATAAATTTTGGATCGTAGAATCTAATGGCGAGAAGATTGCTACTCTGAGAAAGGACGGTGACAATAGATTTGTTATGAGCAACGAGACCGGTATAAAAATCTATGAGACTAAAGATAGTTTAACCAAACAGTTTGGTAAAAAGTTTTTCACTGTAAAGATTGTCAAAGAGGCAGACACGGCTCTGCCTAATGAAGTTCATGGGTATGCTACCAGCACTGAGCCTCACAACGCCATGTTTGATATACGGAAAAAATTACCGCTATTCACAAAAAGCAGCGATTCAAAAAGTTTATATTGTGCAGGCTACTACTGTATCAAATTTGAGAAAGGATGGGTCAAGAGTTTTTGTCCTAAAAAGATCACACTAGAACGATATTCATACAAAGGTCCGTTTAAAACAGAATTAGAGATGAAACAGGTATTGACTAATGTCACAAAGTAATTTACCAGGAATACTGCCTACAGTACAAAAACTCATTCAACGAATCAGTGTTGCTGAACGTAGCCAACAAAAAGAAATACGCATTAGCATACAAGAAGCTCGAGATCTCACTGCAGAATTAGCACTGTTAACAGCTAAACTGGGAAGCACTGTCAGCGAAATACATCAAATGTTAACTGCAATCAAAGAATCTACTACCCAAATAGACGTGAAATTCGACGGCGGGCAGTTCTAAAAAAAGACATAAATATATACGTGGTTAATTAGGAAACACGTATAAAATGTCTAGACCCAAGCCAAAAATTCTTTTAGAGTATGCTTACAAGGAAACTTTCAAAGTTGAGCAAATTCTTGACTCAGAAGCTATCTGGGCTGTGTTCTACAACGGTCAACCTTTCAATCTCAAAAGCGGTAGTCTAATAGCCAGCTATCCTGGACCAAAATATAAAAAAGTTTCATTTTCGAATCCTGGACATGCACATAATTTGGCAAAAAAATTAAACAAACTTTTTAAAACCACAGACTTTGCTGTGGTCAAACTCACTGCTGGTGAAGAGGTAGCCTAACGTGGATTCCAAGGATGCCTATACCCGGGTATTCTTGCAGGCAGCAGAATTATCCGTTAACGAAAAAAATATCAAAGACTACAAAGCTGTTTGGTGGTGGAGTTTTAGAAACAAAGATCAAGGTGGTTTGAGATTGACCGAAAAGGCCTTGGAATTCGTTGAAGAATATGCTAAAATTAAAACATATAAAATAGAATTTCCAAAAGAATTTGCATTTACTCCACAGGTGTTGCTTTGGTTAGACAATTACATCGATTCACCATTTTTTGTAAACAAAAAATATATCATTGTCATGAAAGAAAAAGCCGCATTTGAACTGTATCTGCTTAGTGGTGATATTCGAAAGCTAGGACATAACAGAGCCATGAACAAAAGACTTAGCCAAGAATCCACCCCCGAATAATCCTACTGTATAAATATTTTCACTATGTTTGACCTTAATCCTATGGATGTTTTACAACAGAGAAATTTGCGTACAATTGCTCCGCATTTTTCTATGTTCACTGTTACTGAAACTGAGTTGTTTAATGGCGTGGAAGATTGGGTTCGAACAAAGCTCAAAGGCAGATATTATATCTGTACAAAACCTGCTGTAGATCGCAGCGGGAATCTTAGATCTTCATGTGTAATAGGATTTGAAGATCATCAAGAACTAACTTATTTCATGCTTGCATGTCCACACCTAAGGAGAACACAATGACAGAAGAAATCAACGAACCATCTGGCACAGAATCTGTTGCCGAACAAGCAGCACCTGCGCCGCAGTCTGCACCTGATTTAAATATCAGCGACCTACTAGCAGTAAAAAATATCATAGAAGTTGCTACTTCAAGAGGTGCGTTCAAAGCCGCCGAGCTAGAAGCCGTAGGTAAAACTTTTAATAAATTAAATAGTTTTCTAGAATCTATATCTAAAAAGGAAGCCTAAATGCGAAGCCTAAAACACATAGGTAGAATTCAAAACACAGGAGCCAAGATATTAGTGGTGTTTAGAACTTTGCCAGGGGAGTCAAATATGGCTCTAGTATTACCTGTAGCACAACTACCGGACCAATATCATGACGCAATTATGACATTGGTAGAAACTGATCAGGCACAAGACGCATTTGAATTTGGTGAAATCATGCACATCCGGCTATTTCCAGATGGTAGACCCATGCTGAGGGCCATGCAAGCTGATGGTAGATTGATAAAAGTACCTACGGATTCCGTAATGATGACTCCTACTACCAACGACACTGTGCTGTTAGCCAACCTCAACACATTAATCGCCGAACAGAAAAACTGCACTATCGACGATCTATGCCAATTTGTAGCAGGAGCACCATCAGTTAAGCCAGTGATCAAAGACATAGCCACAGTCAACGACATGACGCCGGCAGTGGATTCAGATATTCCCGCTCCTATTAGAGCACAGGCCGACACAAACGCCGCACTGTCTGATCGCGACCTTGCCAAATCATATCGTAGTCAAGCAGATGCCATGTACAAAGAAGCAGCTAGATTACGCAAAGAAGCCGATAATTTAGATCCGGTGATTAAAAAGACCAAAAAAGTAGAAGACACTGTTGATGCCTAATCCTTTATTCAAACCTCCGCGCCACCTTGTAAAAGAATGGCCGGAGATTTTTGAAGATCTTTACATGAACACCATGCCTGTGGCCTATCTAGATTCGGTGAGATTAGATTTCACAGATGGTCGGATATGGGAAATTAATGTTCAGGAACAGCTCTCTGACGCTGCTCCGGATGAGATAGCCGAAAAGCTTCTTGGTATTTTCCAGGAATATCGCAAAGACATTAAAAAGATAGACTTTCAAATGGATATTGAACGACTGAAAAACGATATCCAGGAAAGCTCTAAAAATCTTCTTTGAAATACAGTTCCGTAGATCTAATAACATTATCAAACATCATCTTTTTAAAATTTAGTTTTTTATAATTTTGAAAGTTGTGTTGGATAATGTTATTCCATTTATAGATGGCAGTTCTTCTTATTTCAGGATCTTGCACACACCAATTTCTTAGAGATTGATGAAACTGTAAAAATCGTTCCCGATCATCCTCAACAAGATCATAGCTTTGGTCTATACCGTCAAAGTCAGTTTGAAATCCCCAACTCCGTAGTTTTTCTAAAGTGCCTTTTTGACCTAGAATCATAAAAGGATGACCTACTAGCAAAGGCCTAAAAGTTTTTTCTGTAATAAACAATCCGCCAGTTTGATTGAAATGACTTTCGGTTACCACTGTTAGTTGACTGTTTTCATATATTTCAAGATTATTAATTAAGTTTGGAACTTGATTAACTAGGTCTTGTACATCCACAGTCCTAGGATAGTTGGTCTTTAATACTGTATGGTAATGATTATATTCTACTGTTTGATATATAGGATATTCTATTTCGTGCGTATCAAACCAAGCACCGCCACTTACCAATCCTTGCAATTTGTTTTCAGCTAGAAAATATAAATGTTCTGTCCTATGATTTCTATGAGCACGATTTAGGCTGTTAACAGGTAATCCGTAATCTTTTATGACTACAGGATGGGCCGGGTGTATGCTGTTATTAGAAGTTTTACCATCCCATTCTACGCCTTCTTGAAATTCAATGTATTCTTCTTTAGATTGTTGCTTGCACCATTCTGTATATTGTTGACTGGCATTTAAATTTCCAGAAACAATAACTACAGAGTGTTTAGGCAGTCCTAACAGACGAACAGTATTGTGTAGGTGCTCAAATCCGTTAAAGTCTTTTGAAGCAAAATTATCTCCTTCAACTACTGACAATATTACTATACGAAGTTTTTTAAGTTTAGCAGCCTTAATTACCTTGCCTGGTATGTTAAGCAGTAAGTTAAAACTTTCAGGTTTGGTTTTTGCACACCAAAGACTCGGAATTTTACTAACTTCCGCAATGTATAATCCCGGCTGTGTATATTCCGTTGATTGTGTAAATTCAAAATTAGATTCACGCAACCTTTTTTTTAACTCAGTCAGCGACCGCACCTGTTTGATGTCTGTAAGGTGCGACAAATTAACTTCAGTGTCACTGTCAAAATAACAGAGCATTAGAGACCCCTTGCTAGGATAACTCCATTATTTCCTGTATAAACTATTTTATAACCGTTGCACAACAAATAAGGAACTACAGCACCACACTTACCGGTGTATGTTTCAGATCCAGCAACTAACGGAGTGTCATCGCAGATCACCAGTGATTGGTCAGCCATATAAGGCACACAGTTTATCATCTGGGCTAGATGTTCTACTTGACTACCCATATTAGACCAATCGACATTTCTAAATGCATAACTTGTCCTAATAGTGTCTGCATTTGGGCCAGGATTAGCCCAATCATAATTATCAAGATAAAGAACTTTGATCTGTTTGTTTAAAGTAGGCAACACTTTCTTAGTCCACACACTACCTGTTTCAACTTGCCATATAATATGATCTAGGTGGGTAAATCTATGCTGCGGCTCAATGATAACATCCACGGTATAAAAGGGTATTTCCCAGTTAACTGATAAGCCGTTAAAAAATTCGGTAGATCCTTCATTTTGATCACTGCCTATTTCTAAAATCATGTCAGTAGCTTGATTGTAAGACAGTTGTTCAATGTAAGGTTGACTGTTAAGGTGAAAGTTTGCCATTATACAAATTGACTGCGGTGAGGTGGTGTTTCATGCGTAGCATTGCTACCATAATAAAACTGGATAAAGTTTTGTCTAGCGATGTGATCGGGGCAGGCTAGCGGATGGGGGTGGCCGTGAATTAGTCGTTCATCGTAATTCCAGATGGCTAGTCTGTTGGGCTTTGGGGCAATTTTCACTAGGCATTCAGTTCGATCAAAGTCCCAAAACTCTAGTTCACCTCCCCAACTAGCATCCCATTCAGAATTCATATACAGTATCAAATTGGCACGACGAGTAAGCCTTAGCTGTTCATTCCAATTAAAGTCGTTATGTAGGCCTAGACTATCTCCACGGGATACACGAGTTATACCGCCTCCGCGATAGTGAGGATCAGCTACTAGCTTTTCAATTCCAGTAAGCTGTTCGATCCATTTGAGAAATTGTCCTCCCTGAAAGCTGTAGGCCATTGACTGTATTCTAGGAGTGCTGGTAAAATTTCTGCACTCTTTTCTATAACTTGTGCCATTGCTAAACACTGTCCAATCGTTTTCCTGTAAGAAATCAACTTCAAAACTTAAGGTATTAAACAATTCATCGGGTAGAAAATTGTCTATAATCGTATAAGGAACTGGAGACCGATTGGCATGACTCACTGCTAATTCGGCAGGATCATAGTGCTGATTCAATTCATTAAAGAATTTGTATATTTGACTGTGGCTCAAAATAATCTCTTAGAAAATTAAACTTTTCGTTGTACTGCAAATTGTCTTTTTTAGACAACAACTTTTGTTGATTTCTAACTGCTATAGAATGACAATTTTCTACTAGATTAGTATATTCATCTGCAGATAGATTTGTAATTCGTTCTATTTCGTCAACAATCATATTTAATCGTTTGTGGTTGTCTATTTCTAGATCGTAGCTTTCATTGATATAAGGGCTAAATGTTTCAAAACCTAGTTGGCGCACATCTTCTAGAAAATACGGTGTAGAAAACGCAATAAATGGTCTGCAACAGGCAATAGGCTTGTTGGTTTTTTCCGTAATACTACTAGGTGCTAGACTGCGCTTATAAACTTTATCTGGACTAGGAACATAGTAGAATAGATCGTAGTGTGTTTCAATTAATAAATGAAAATCTGCAGACAGCACACAGTTATAAGTAGCGTCATTCCATTTGTTCATTACATTATCTTCTGGGTCTTCTAGTGTATAGGGAATCTTAGATATCCATGCTGTTACTGTATCGTTGACTTCAAAACTGTTGTTGGCTAGATCAGCCAGCATAGTTTCTTGACTAAAATGTTTTACTTCTCCGTAGGGGAAAATATTGTAGAACGAATATTTGAAATCTTTTAATATATCGCGTTTAGCAAGCTCTGCATATACTTGCAATCTCCATGCACGATAGTTTCTACTTAATGCACTAAATTTTTTTTCAGTGACAAAGTTTCCTGTAGGAACATGGGTCTTTCCCAATAGGTCATTGTAAACACCCACAGTCACTCCCTCTATTGCTAATTCTCTAAATCTATCATTGAGGAATCGTCTATGCACTTCGTCCATTACTATTAGATAGATTTTTTCAGCAGGAATATGCTTTTGATCTATTATGTTTTTAATATCATATGCTAGTGTATGTGTAAAAGTTTCATTACAGTTTTCATAAAGAAACTTTGCAGTAGAATCTGTGCGCAGATGGTCCCATTGAGCTACATCTAAAGAATCTAAAATTTTGATTCCTTGATGAAGGTCATAATAGGCATGAAAATAATAGATAGTATCTGACTCAGATTTCCAACTAGTCAATGGTGCAAATTTATCCAGCTGTACTTTTAGATCATACAGTCGTCCTGTTTTACTGTAAATCATCTACTTGTCCTTTGATCCATTTATAGGTATGCTCTAATCCGTATTCCAAGTTCTCATCGGGACGCCATCCTAGTAATTCTTCAATAAGAGCGTTATGACTTGTTCTGCCCATTACACCTACAGGGCCGTCAACATTACGAATTGATAATTCTTTTTCGGCAATGTTGGCAATCAATAGAGCAAGATCATTTATGCTGATCATACGCTCACTGCCAAGATTAACAGGCTGCGTGATATCGCTGGCCATAATCATTTGCAGACCTTTTAGACATTCTTCAATGTACAAGAAACTGCGAGTCTGTGTACCAGGTCCCCAAATTTCAACTGTACCTGCTTCGGGACAGCTTGCAACTTTACGGCAAAGTGCTGCTGGTGCTTTTTCTTTTCCGTCATTCCAGGATCCCTGTGGGCCAAAGACATTGTGTAGTCGAACTACCTTTGCGTCAATGCCGTAGTTTTTCCTGTGTGCAAAATAGAGTCTTTCGCTGAATAGTTTTTCCCAACCATACTCAGTATCTGGTTGTGCAGGATATGCAGTAGATTCTTCGCAGTTAGGATTATCAGGATCTTCTTGGTTACGCTCTGGGTAAACACAGGCGCTGCTGGTATAAAGAATTTTTGGAATTTGTTTTTTAGTTGCTTCGTACAATACATTGAGATTGATCAGTGCAGAATTATGCATAATATCTGCATCGTGTTCTCCAGTGCCAATATATCCTGTGCCGCCCATATCTGCTGCCAGTTGATAAATTTCATCAAGGTCAGCAGTGACTAATTGATCTACCAATTGCGGATTTCGTAAATCGTAAAGATAAAATTCATCAGCATCAGTCTCAGCATACAAGGGCTGTTTTATATCAGCGGCCACAATATAGTGTCCTTGTTTCTTTAATTCTTTAACTAAATGATAGCCTATAAAGCCGCCTGCGCCGCATACTAGTATTTTTTTATGTTCCATATTTTTCTACCAAGTTATCTATTTCCGTGTCCTGCATTGTATTTAAATGGGCTACATTATAGTCGACTATATCTTTCACTGCATAGGTAAACTGTATCCTTACTTCATCCGACCACGTTGATATTTCTTCTATAATACCCATAATCATCTTGAAGCGTTGTTTATCGTCTTTTTCTAGATCATAGCTTTCATCCCAAAATTCGCCAAAAGTTTTAAAGCCCATATCTTTGATATGCTGTAAACTACCAGCAGCACCTAGCAGTATAAAAGGCTGCATAAATGCAATAGGCTTATAGGTCTTTTCTGTAATGTGAATAATGTTGTTAAAGAAATACGTCTCAGTAACGATATTGACCAGCGAATTGTCATATAAGTGTTTCACTGGATCAACACTGTGTTCCATAGGATATCTACTAAAATTTGGATTGTCCAACACCAAAGGCAGTAATTTATCGGCTGCTAATACATCAGTGCTGTCTAATCCCATATCAGAGAATCTACTTATTAGGTATTTGCAATTTTCAACGAAAGACCTATTGGCTTCTGGCTGTGTTTTATCCATACTGTAATAACACTGATCAATCAATCCACGCTGTACCATTGCCAAATATAACATTAATCTATGATTATTATATCGTCTATTGAAACATAGGAAAGTTTTCTTTCGAGGACCCGGTTGATATTTTGTAATTATAGATTCACGTATTGCTTGACCTATGTTACATTTGTCTATTCTAAATACAGGAAAATATTCCATTCGCATCTCTGGCAACTTGTGATTACGTTTACAATAATCTTCGTATACTTCCTTGCCGTTGTAGCAATTGGTCAGGTAAATTACCTGTGTTAGTGGTAATCCTTTAGATATAAAATAATCTGATAGATGGTTCAAAAATTCATCATCCAGATATCCTTCATAGAACAGTGTCACTAAAAAGTAAGCTGTCTTATTTTTCACTCTGTTTAAAACTTTGGAATCAATTTGATTGTCATCAAACAATCCGTCTGCACTGTGAAAATTATGAAACTTGTCTCTATAATGAAAATCATTCCAATTTAGTTCATATAGGAATATTTCTTGAGGAAGTTTGTAAGTAGACACTATCCTAGAGGCTACTATTCTAGAATGAAAGTGTGGTTTTTGAAATAGGTCGCCTTTCAGTTGAGGGAAATGATAATCAACCGATGCAGTCATAAGATCAACAACAGTGGGTATCCTATTATTAGTCAATGGTCCATTAGGACCAATCCATTCGTAGGCTAGATTTATTTTTTTACTCATCTTTGCATCTATTGTAAAATTCTATCATCTCAGGAAAAGTTGCTGAAAAATCTGTGCCGCGTCTGCGGTCATATTCTGTAAACCAATTATAAAAATCTTTGCGGCCTTCTTTTAGTTTATCGTCTGTATATACTGTAGTTTCCATATAATCAACCACACGCCTAAACTTTTCATATTCAAGATTAGAAAAACATTGTATATCGTTATCGTCGGTATGTGATTTTATAAATTCTAAATGCCTGTACATATAAGGCATAAATTCATCCTTAGGTAATATATTCATATCATACTGTAACGGTTCTTTTAGATAGGGAGTGTCAAATTTAATTCTCTGTTCATCTGAATTAGTTAGGTTATATCGATTTCGCCATTGCAACATTTTTTCTAAAAGCGATTGAAAGTTAGGAACCGTTAATATATTAAATGTAATCATAAAAGTAATGGGCAATGATGTATTTTGCATATAGGTGTCAAAATTCTTTTCCCATAATTCTAAATCTAAACCTGTTCGAATATACTCGGCAGGTGAGTCCCAAGTATCCATACTGGTAAAAATTTTAAATTTTTTAATCTTTTTTCCTATTACTAAATTATTTGCTTTCTCTACTAAACGTTCTATTAGAATAGGTTTAACTCCAAAATTACTGTTGATGTTGAGTTCTAAATTGGGTAATGGGTTTATTTCTAGATCATCTAAAAGACGCCATGTGCTTTGTTGCAGTAGAGGTTCGCCGCCGGTGATGCGTAGAATCGTCAAGGTCTTACGAACTTCGGGCCACCAACGCCACCATGCTTCTACATAAGGATTAGTTTCTTCCTCATGAATTTTAAACCAATCAATATCATTACGATGATTTTTCACCATAGTGTACGGGCCATGATCTTTGATCTCTTTGTAATAACTGCTGCTGTGTTTGGGATGACAATATCCGCATTTAAAATTGCATTCGTTACCAAATGATATTTCTATATACTGCGGATTAATCATCTGATCCCAGTCACCGTTTTTTATCTGTGCAAAACGCTGATCTGTATAGATTGTGGCATTTCTTTCTTTTCTATCTGATATGTAATCGTCTCCTAGCTTTTCTATATTCCAGCAATAATCGCAGCCCTTGGGCTTACCGCCATTCAGCATTTCGAGACGCTCAAGTTTTTTTTCTGTGGTATTATGTAATGCACTGGGATCAATCTGAATTTCTTGTAAGGGTATTTTATGAGGGGCAGGATGATAACAACTGTGTGTTTCACCTGTTTGTAGATAGATAGTAGTATGATGCCATTTGGCCATACAGAATGTAGGACTAATTTCATTCATTATCGGTATAAATGTTTTAATCTTTTCTACATCGTTCATTGAACTGCTCCTCTAACCAAGTAAAGTCATTTATCATTTTTAGTGCTTCTAGATTATTTTTATTTTCTGATCCGTAGTCTCTTCCAGCCCTAGCACCATTTATTGCATATTCTCCATACTGCTTATCTATTCCAATATTGCACCATGTATCTAAACGTAGTTTAGTTTCTTCTTCGAATTGTCGTTCAATTACTCGACTGGCTAGTTTACAACATTCTCTAAACGCTGATCTCCATGTAGCAAATGCGTCAGTGTTAAATGCATTAATATTGGATACCGCATCCATAGCTTTGAATTTTTTAGATATGCCAGTTGTCATATCTGATGTATTGGTATTCATATCTAGTGTTAGTTGCCTTGGTAATAATTTGACTCCGCCGTTACCATATTCTAAATTATTAATAGGGTTAAGGCTTCGCCAAACATGAACGCAGTCTATGTCATAACTTGACATGACTAGATTAAAATTGAAATCCTTTTCAATAACGGCATCACCGTCAATTATCCACATCATATCTGTATCACATAATTTTGCTGCGGTAATATGGGCTTGGTGAATACCTTTTATGCCATGCACACGTTTTGCCCTTGGGCAGACATCTAATAATTTGTTATAGTTTTCATCAGCATTAGGCTCATTGTAAGATATAAAAACAACATCGTACACATGATGTTTAGATCCTAGCCGAAGGTGTTCTTTTTTTTCAATTAAAAATCGATGTTGAAATTCTCGTTGTCCTATAATTTTATATTTAGATAATAATACTAGCCCGTTGGTATATATTTCTTCGCCGTTGAACAGATGCTTAAATGTGTGATTTTCTTTTCTGTCATGATCATACTTGCCATCATTAGGATCAAAATATAGATCAAATACAGATTCATCTATGATATCTATCTCAGGCCATATACCCCAAAACATCGACTGTGTTTCATTCTTTAAAACGTCTAGGTAATTATCATATGATGAAAGAATGTAGCTGTTATATCTATATCTACTCACAACTTTGCTATGTTCTTTTTTATCAATCAAGTATTTTCTATCAAATTCTTTTTTGGATATAATTTTCGATTTAGAAAATAATACAACACCACTTAGGTAAGATTCTGTGTCATTGCACATATTTTTAAATACATGATTTTCTGTACGATCATAATCTAAAGATCCATCATTTGGATCGAAATATAAATCAACAATTGTGTTATCAATAATTTCTGTATTTGGCCACTGAAACCAAAACATCTGTTGTTTTTCAGTGTTAACAATATTTAGATACTCGTCATAAGATTTAATTTTATAGAGAGGATATTGATATTTGCTAGCAACCACATCATGTTCTTTTTTGTCAATAGCATATTGTTTATCAAACTCACGATTTGATAATGGTTTATACTTACTACAAAGAATCACGCCACTGAAATACGAAGCTGTATCATTACACACATTTTTGAATACATGATTTTCTCTGCGATCGTAACTGTTATGATGACTAAAATACAATTCAAAAATAGAATCATTTATAATCGTAACCTCTGGCCAAACTACCCAAAACATATCGTCTGTAATTTCTTGATATTCTTTAAATGTAGAAGGATGATATTTGTTATATTGTTTCGGTTTACTAGCAACAATGTCTATTTCTTTTTTGTCTGTAAAAAATCTATTATAAAATTCTCTTTGAGAAATAGTTAATGATTTAGGAAATAAGCACACTCCGTCATAGTGTTCACCGTTTTTAAAAACATGAACATACATGTCATCCCATTTAGTGGCTTTGTAATCTAGCAAATTAAATAATGTTAGATTTACATCGTCCCAGATGACCCAGAACATTTTTGTTAAAGATTTAGATTGTATTTCTTTGTATGATTTTATGTTTGTGAGACGTTGAGCAAGAGGATACCTAGACTTTATTGTTTTCCAGTCCTTGTCATTACCGTTGCTTGCTGAAACATAAAAAATATCATACATTCGTAGGTACCGGCATCTTAAAATAAGTATCGTTTAAGTTCATTGTTTCATTATACAGATCTAAAGTAAATTTACTTTGCTGTGCGTCAAGGAACGGCCAATCTAATCCTAGCCCGATTTTTATTTTTTCGCCTAAGTTTTTAATCTCATCTATGAGGCCGTCACCGTTTACATCTTCGTATGGCTTACCGTATTGAAAATATATTTCTCTAAGTATTTCAAAATCTCTTACATCTACATAATTCCATTGAGTACAGTTGGCCATCCATGTTCCCAATCTAGCACCGTAAACAGCGTAAACACCGTTTTGTTCATGGGCACCAACTGTTGACCACATCCGCAGTCTATGGATATTATGCCACCATACACGCTGTGAGATTTCCATAGGAGGAATTTTTACTCCGTCTAACAATGTCATTTTTACACCTTCACGGAATCCTGCCCGCCATGCCTGGAAGGGACTACCTGTGATAATACTTTCACTAAATGTTAACGGAAAATTTCTATATCCATCTTCCCAACAAAAATCCACCTGTCCGCGATCACTTGTGGAATTTTCATGCGTTCGCATGTTTATCACAAAATCTTTACGCCAGATTTTTAATCCGCCATTACCGTAACGAAGGCCATTAATAACATTTCGACCGCACCAGCAATAGACCTGTGTTTTTGGATTGCTCATATCGATGTCTAGATTAAAAAATTTAGGATCTACAATATTATCAGCATCTACTGTGACAAACCAATCAGTTTCACTTAGTTCTGCTGCGGCTTTGTGTGCGTGATCCGAACCTTTTACTCCGTGTACACGTTTGGCCCAAGGCACTTTATTACACAGATCAGCATAGTGGAGATCAGCATTAGGCTCATCATAACTTAAAAATATCACATCAAATTCTATAATTTTCATTTATATTCTATCACGTAATTTTTAAATAATCTGCGTGTGTACACACTGAAGATGGTATGATTTAAATTTTTTATTATTTTGTTTTTGCCAATTAGATTGTTAATCGTTATAGAAAACATTTGGTAAATTTCGTTAGGATCATTATAACCGGTAATTAAAAAATCCATAACTGTGTTTCCATCCCAAACAAAATTTCTCGGTTTTGGGTTTGTTTGATATTTTTTAGTACCGCCAAATTCTTGAGATAATTGTATTTTTAATGTTTTGGTTTTTGAAGTATATGTTAAGAATATATCTGGATGTGTTACATCAGTATACTCAGACGACACAATTCGATGCAACACATCGTCTAATTTTATCAGTGTTTTTATTTCAGCTATTTCTAATTTTCCTGAATTAATATCTATTAGACATTTTTCAATTTGTATTTCTGCTGAAATAATACTCTGTGCCAATTCACGATTTATTGGCACTTGATTAATCTGATCAGGAAATGCATAGTCAGGGCCTACACTTTGGACCTTACCAGTTAATGGGTCAAACACTGCGACATAGGTCACTTCTGGAGGTTTATATTCGGCTAACCACTTATCAAAATCTTCTATTGTTTCCATGCTATTTCCTCTAAAATATGGATTAGCTCTCTGTCAATTTTATTTTTTTCTACATAGTGAACTACATCAGTTTGTTGGTAATTGCCTATTTTCAATCGACCTTGTTTGTTGAGATAGAAACCAACATGGTCACTCCAGGTGTCTGCTGGCCACGGCCAGTTCTGCATAAGGGGTTTCATATGTACTACTCTTGGAAATTCTAAAGGATAAGCAATGTCATCTGTGATATCCAATATCTGTGCAGCTAGAGCAAATGCTTCGTCTGTGCCTATGATTTTTGGTTTATGGGCTGTGAGAAAAATATTTGCAAACTCTACAGGATATTGTATGATGCATCTACCAAGATCAAAAAAACTCTTGGCCATTGTTGTATCTTTACGAAAAAAGGTCCACATGGAATATAAATCAGGTAAATGATTTTCATCAAAAGTTTTTCTATAACTTCGATTAGTTGCTATTTCACCTCTGTATGTGTAGGCCTTGTTGGCCACATATAAGTCACAGTTTTCAACGAAATAATCTATCCAATGACTGTAATCTCTAGTAAACAACATATCAACATCTAAACAAACTGTGTGTTCGAATGGCGATAGCTGATCCATCCAAGATCTACCATTCCAGAATGTTTGCTCATCCCAAGCAATCACATGGTCGAAAACCCAAGGGCTTTTTAATTCTGTGATTTTTTCTACATCATCTATTACCAATGCTACTTTATCATATCCTGGTTTTTGTGTGTTTTTTATACTAAGTGCAAGACCATAGGCTAATTGCAAATAGTCAACAGTGTCGCTGTTTGATACGATAAGCAAGTATCCAAAATTCATATCATCTCCAACAACTGTTGTTGATTTCTAATAATGCTTTGCTTGTTCATTACATGAATATCAACCTCGGATATTGATGCAGCACAGTAATTATTATCCAACTTATGATCTATAAGAAATAGCAAACGCTGATCATTAACATTATACAAAATATCTCTGTCGAGTGCAGATAAAATAGGTGGTAATGTTCCTATACCAGATTCAGTATATCCATCTAATATATGTTTGCTCACACTAAAAGCAATGTCATTTCGAAATTGTCGATGATCGAATCTAAATACATCAGCATAGTGTCTATAGTTTTCCTTGACATGGTTTACTGTGTCAAAAAACAATCGTGTATTTTGATTTTTAGTGAACATAACTGTAGTGGCCCAATATAATTTTACACCAGTGTCAGAAATGTGTCTATCAAGATATTTCATTCTATCTTGACTGTTGATATCATTTATAGATTCACCGATCAATAAATCGCAGTCTGTGTGCCAATACTTGTTGAGAACATCGGAAAATATTAAAAAGTCACTGTCTATTAATAGAGTTCTATCATAGGGTGTGAGACTCCAGGCAGTGTCTCGATTTACATTTATAAATGGCACTGTGCCGATGGCTTCGCCGTCGTGGAGTCGTCTCTGATTTTCGGTTATGGGTCTGTCAACCGTAATAATATTTTCAAAAACTGTATTAGCAACATCAAATATCTGTGACTGTTTCATCCATGATACAGTAGAGTCGTCAGTGACCAACGAGGCTGACACAGCCAAATGTTTTTTAGCTAGGCCTGCGCTGATAACAGCCAATAGTGCATAATCAACTGCGCGAGTGTTATGAGCGTAGATTAATATACCCTGTGTCATGTATCTAATAATTTTTCTACAGATCTACTTTTTTTGATATTTTGATAATGTTCAAAGTATTCGTTGGTAACTTGAAAGTATCTATCAAATATCTGATCACGAAACACTGTGAGGTCGTCTATGAGTATAGGATTTTGATTGATATCCAATAAAACCACTGCGTGTGTTCTACCTTTGGTAATTAATATTTCTACAAAAGTCAATAGATCCCTATCTATGCGAAAAATGCCTCCATTAATGCCATAAGTGAGTTTGGCTTCTGAACGTTCTTTGAGAGTTTTTTTCTGTATGGAAAAAGTCTGCTGGTAATTAGCAAAATCCAAAACTTTGGCAAATTTCTCTTGCATGTGGTCTCCTAAATAAACTGCACAGTTTATTTAGTGTCGTAACACGTGTTGAGAAAAATTAAGAACCAGTCACAGCACCGACAGTCACAGTAGGATTGGTGACTGTGAATACTGCACTGCTAGGAACCATTATACCTGTGGCGAACAGCAAAGAGACTGATACTGTTAGTGTGCCATCCACTGAATCACCCGGGGGGAACATGGAGGCTGTTGCTGTATTCGGAGAGCCACTAGGTAATGGCGCGATTCCCGGATCTACGTACCCATCGGTGAACACCACACGAATTTCTCCAGACGCTGCTGTACCAGAACTGTTGCTGGCAACATCAACACATCTGGCCTGTATCTGATAATTGTTAGAACCATAAGGACTACTGGCTGTGGCTGTGTAAAAAGTTTGAAAAGTGCTATTTGTTCTATACCAATTTGTACCATCGTTGGGCGTGGTTCCGGCATTCGGAACTGCACCGCCAAAATTCTGTGTGCCTGCTGTACTCAATAAAGATGTCCAACTAGTGTTTTGAGTTGTGCCAGATCCTCCTGATCTAGCTGCGCTGATTCTAATCTTACCGCCACTATTAAACCAATATCTAGCTTGATTGCTGTCAGCCCAATTAAACTGTATAGTACAAGTACATTGAGAGATCCACGCTGTGGTTCTTGATGCTGAAACAGCAGTGGTTGTAGCGCTTTCTCCTGCTGCTATTCCAAATCTGTTAGTGGTGATATTATTTGCCCAGACATCATATTGATTTTGAGGCACATCCAGTGTACCAGTGTCGGGAGTAAATGCTGCTGTGTATCTGATTGTGTTACCTTCTGCTACCTGTGCTGTGGTGGGGTTTGAACCATTAATATGTTTGTAGGCATTAATTACATCATATCGAAGGTTCGCCCATTCGTTGATAGTAATTCTAGTACCTTCTGCTACGGCAGAACTGTTGATTCGTGCCTGTTGGCCCCATCCGAAATTACCAGACCCGTTACCTAAAACGGTAACCATCTTGTTTCTGATATCGTTGTAATCTGCTTGAAGTATTTTGCTATTGACAGCTGGCATAGGAATATTTACTTAATTAACTGGCAGAGATAGCAGAAAGTGAATACGAAGGACTAGTTATTGCAAAGGTGCCGCTGGGCTGTAAGAGTCCTGAAGCTTTGAGTTCTGATGCAGCTATGGTTAATGTTCCGTTGACAAGATCTCCGGGCGCTGGTGCGCCGGGATCAACATAGCTGTCACTGAGAGTCACACGTAAAAACAGTTGTGTTGCAGTGCCTGTAGAGTTATCGGATACATTGGTACGTGCTTCTAGACGATAATTATTAGCGGAATACGGACTGCTTAACGAACTTTGATAATAGATTTGAAAACTGTTGGTAAGAGTATAATAATTAACAATGCCTGTATCGGCTCCAAACGATTGTGTACCCACACTGGCTAGAAGATTTACCCATGCATTTATCTGTGCAGTAGACGAACCTCCACTTAGGCTGGTTGTAAATCGTACCTTGCCGCCACTGTTGAAAAAATATCTTGCTTGGTCAGCTGTGGAGAATGTACAGGTCAGAGTGGCAGTTAACGATGTAGACCAGGGAGTAGTGCGGGTTTGACTAGCTGTTGAATTTACTACCGACTGACTACCAGCTATTTGGAATCGATTGGCTATGGCCTGTTCCAATATGGTATTGTAATTTGTGTTAGGAGCAGATGCGCCAAAGTTGATAGGATCTCCTACGTTTACAGTAACTACTCCCGGTAATACTCCGTCTTGATGCAATTTGATATTAATTATATCAAATTTTATCAAATCCCATTGAGCCTTGGTGATGGTATTCCCAGTAAACACATCTGAACTCTGTACCGTCTGACCGTATCCTCTGGTAACTGATCCTGTACCGATCAAGGATTGGGCTTTGTCCTGTATGGTCACATACTGTGCTGCAAGGATATTAGTCCCTTGAGTCATTACAGTACCAACGCTTGGATTATTTTCACACCCTCGTCATCGCTGGTTTCGAGGGCCACAGCAAAAACTCTGCTGGAGTCTGAAGGTGCCATCACAGCACATCCGTGATCAGCAGCAATTAAATCTTGCCCTTTGTCAATTCGACCGACTACTTTAACTGGAACACGACCCTTGAGAGCCACATACACACCACCTTCTAGATCTTTATTCATCATAAACGCAGGACTATCACTGATAACTCCTACGGCACGTTGATTTTGCGAACAGGCTGTGATTTCTTTTTCTCCACCAATTACCACAACTGTGCCTACAGCGTATTCTTGGTCTGGAAGATATTTTTCAGCTAGGTCTGCGTATCTTGCTGCTGTGGCTGTACCGTTGAAAATGTTTGCAGTAATGTTGGCGCTGACGTCTCTAGCAACAATACTATATGCAGTGGCTGTTATCCGTGCTGTGCGATACTGGGTACTAGGTGTACCGTCTGCCCATGTATCATCTACCCTAGCATTCGTTCTATCAATGAAAGTTCTATCTACTTTATCAGCTATACCAACAAACTGATTAGCCACAAGGTTACCGCTGCTGTTGCGTATGGCTACTGTAGCTACTGATGATCCTGGTACTGTAGCACTGCTGTTCAAACCGTTTAATTGTCCTGCATTAGCGGCTGTTGAAGCTGAACCAATAACTGCACCTGTAAGTGTTCCTACTATGTTAGCTCCGGCAAAACCAATCTGTTTGGTGCCGGCATCGATGATTACATCGTTGTCATTGGCCAGCACATTACCTTTATGTACTCCAGTGGTATTACCTGTGACATTACCTACAACACTACCTGTGAAAGTTGTAGCATGTACATTGCTCCATGCTAGTCCAGCTTGGCCGAGAGTGTAGACATTTGTGTTCCCCGGTACTACACCATTAGGTGTTAACACAGCCACATCTCGTTCATCAGTGGTTTCTGCTACTGTGATTCTAAAAGTGATGTTATTGCCTAAACGATTTTCTACAATTACCTCATCACCATTTTCTATTCTCACTCGGAGATCGTTGCCGTCTCCTAATTGAAATCCCGGATCTTTGAAACTTACTTCCGATGTGAATACAGTTTCACCGATCTTAAGATACGCATCGCTGGCGAATCCTCCCAGTTTATCTGCATTTGAAGCAGTACCCCAGAATCTAAAATCATCCGAGCTCACGCCTGTTTGAGATTTAGCCAGTGTAATACCCTTCTTTATTACTGTAAAATCATCAATGGCATTTTTGCTGTTGTCAAGAGTGAATGCTGTTTTGCTTGCTATGGCCACAGTTTTGTCGTCTGTGATTACTTTGAGTACGGTATGGGGGCCTTCAGCTGTGGTTAAGGTTCCATAAACCACTGCTGCAGAAATAATACTGCTGCCTAGATCGGGGCTAGCAATAGGTCCTACTAGTGTGAATTCAGTACCTGTATAAGCATACAATTGTTTTGCACCGGTATCCCACCAAAAATCGCCTGTGGACAATCCGCTGGGTGCAGATGCACTGGCTTCGGCACCGCTGGCTACTTTGAATCTCGCACCATCATAATACTTTAATTTCTTAGTAGCGGTATCGAACCAAATCTGCCCTGTGATTGATTTTGGTGGTGCTGTGGTATTTGCAAAATTTTCTAGAAGATGCAGAAAATTCTCATTTTGCACTTCGCCATAGCCTGCATAATTTTTACCCACTAATCGCAAATCAGTGGTGGTGTCGATGGTGCCGTCTGCTACCGATGTTACAAACGCACCGCTAAATTTATTGACTTCGTATGACATGCTGTGATATTCCTAGTATGTTGTTATTTATGCTATATTATCCTTGCAGCAGCGGCCTGTCTCTGCTGCTCAAGTTGTAGATATTCTGCGTCAGTGAGACTGGTAGCAACATTCAGAGCTTTTTGTCTGATATGGCGCATGATTTTCCAATCGGTGGAGTTCAAAAACTCACGCTCTAGACCGTTAGTTCTCTCCTGTTCTCGCTGATTTATCACAGTTTGATCCACAGCCACCACAGTTCCGGAAGCCACATCGAATCGGTGTGTCTGCGCCATTATCTGTGCGTGTTGACTATCTGAGATAGTAACCACAGACACTGTGCTGGGCACTGCAGGTTCATAGCTCTGTATAGCTGTGATCTGATTGTTTTCTATACATACATAGTGCATGATTAACTCCAAATTACCAAATAGTTAG